GACGACTTCGACATCACCCTGGTTGCCGCTGTCGTCAATGATGGAGATGCCCGCGAGGAACCCGGGGTCCATCCTGGTGCCCATTTGCCTGGCCGCTTCACGCCCCCATGGGGAGTCCAGATCAAGCACGCCACGGGCGTGAATCTCGTTCCCGATGCGTTCAATGTGGTCGACACGGCCGACATCCACGGTGTTGCCGTTGTCGACCCCGCCGTGCGCGCGCTCGTACTTCCACCCGAGCGGAATCTCAAGTGATTCAGTCGCACCAAGTTCGGGCCAAGTCAGTGCACCGGGTGCATATTCCTGTCCGTCGTAGGCGGGTGCACCTTCAACGACGATCACGCCTGACCACGGGGCAACGTTCCGAGAGATCGGTACGGCACTGGAAGACTCGGACGCGTACAGCGCGGCCATCTGCTCTAGTGCAGCCTCGCGCGTATCATGACAGCCTTCGACTTCACTGCCTTCGGTCTTGACAACTGCAAACTGACCATCGGCACAGTCAGGATTGCCTGTCTGAATCTCCCAAGGCATGGGTTGCTCCTCTTCATAGGCGGCGGCGTTCAACGTGAGTACCGCGCCATTGTCGTCCAAGTTCAGGTCTTCGGGGTTGAACACCGCGAAGGTCGCGCACCGGCAGTTGATGACTTCCGACGCCGGTCCCGTAGGATCACCTGGGAACTGCAAAGGGAAGCCACCGACCGTAAACGGTTCCGTGAACGGAACAGTCTGATTGTCCGCTTCATGATGTGTCGGGCGCGTCCTGGTGTCCTCTGTCGCCTGCCATTCCTTGCGCATGACACCTGAGGGAATGCTGTAAGCCGACTCGAACCGCTGCATAGTGCCCATAGCCACCGTGTTACGTGCCCCGTGCACCTCGGTTCTGGCGATCATGCGCGCCCGACCTTCGGTCACACCGACTGCATCGCGAACACGAGCCGCGAGCTTCGGAATCGACTCCCCAAGCTCGGTACCTTCGACCAGCGCGGCACGAGCGTTGAACCACAACGCGTCACCGATTCCGACAAGACGGTTTCGTGCCTGCCGGAGGTACAGCTCGGTATCGAGTGCTTGATCCACCAGCAACGTAAGCGGATTACCGACTGCTTCGGAGAGGTGCGCGATCGTGGAAACGCTCGCACTCAGCATGTTCAACTCAAGCGCAGGTGACAGCTCAGCAGCCACGTACGCGGCCCAAATCGTCACGATGGCGTCCATCGCGGTTTGATCCGCCTCGCGCAACGCGCGTTCGATGTCCTCGGTACTCATCACTTCGATCATGGCTGCCGTAAGACCAGCCATGACCAGCGCTTCGAATTCCTCGGAACTGAGTTCGAGTTCTTCCAGTGTTTGCAGCGGAACGGTGGCCATCAGACTTCACCCGGATTCCGCGCTTGCGTGTTCACGGGGTCCTCGCTACCTGCGTCCGTCTCGGTCGACTCAGTCCCCATTTCGGGAAGTGCCTGCGGAGGGTTCGCGACCGCACCCACGCCAGCGCTTCGCAACTCAAGTTTCTTGGTCATGTCGTCAAGCTGTTCGGGGGTGGGCGCGTCCGACTCCGAGAACCCGGTTTCACGACGCATCGCAGGCCCGTTGATCTCCATACGGTCATACGCCAGGATCGCAGCATCAGACTTGTCTGGTCGCTGCACGATTTCGGACGGGTCGTACCACATGACGATTCGACCGCCATTGGGGCCCGTCAAGAGGTCTTCCCCTAGACGTTCCCCTTCGGCTCGAAGCACCGGGGTGAGGTAACCCTTCGTGAGTGCGTGGCAGATCATCTCCGCATCGGGGGCGATGTGAAGTTTGATGCCCGACTCTTCGACCTGTGCCGCTCCCCAGTGGTTCATACCAGATACACCGAGGAGAATGTCACTCGGAAGGTCAAGCGCAGTGGCAAGACGCCGGATCGCACTTTCGCGCTGTGGAATCAGCTTGTCATCGATGGGGTTCGAGAGGTCGAGTGCCATCATGACATCAGCAAGCTTGGTTTCGGTGTTGTCACCGAGGTCGACACCTACCGGCAGCTTCAGCGCCGCTTCGGCACTCATGGCGTCTTTGATACCACGTGAAGCGACTTCGACCAGGACTTGCGCGAACGGGTCCTGTCCTTCAACGCCTGTGGGGTTCGGAGTCTGCGGGAACGACAGCTTGCCACGGTCGTAGAGGAGGATGCCGTTCGACGCGAGGCGGGACACGGTTTCCGCTACGATGCGCTTATTGATGAGGTCAAGTTCGCTCATCGATCCGAGCGCATGGGCAGCTACCGAGGTCGCGCGGTACGAGTACCGCTCGTCGGGACGCCAGAACCTGACAACCATCGTGTCAGATCCAAGGTTGATCCAAGCACGCTGCGATTCACCGACACGGAGCTGGTACACGCCTTCACGCACACGAAGCTCGTCAGCGGAATAGACCGCCCAGATCTCTTCCCCGTCTTCATCTTCGTGCCCGACAAGCCAACCTTCACCGGGGACGTTGTAGTGAATCCCCATAAGCTTCATGAGCTGTGCTTGCCCACCGATGCCTCCCGCGAGCCGCGCAACGGCATCCGCTGCCGGTCCTTCGGCAATCGGCAACGGCTCGTCTCCCCCGGGAATGTACTCCGCCGCGAGGAGCCGCACACGAGAGAGCGCGTTGCCTTTCCAGTTAACGGCTGCCGAAAACTCTTCGAGACGGTAGTAGTAGTCCCACAGTTGATCCTGTACGGAGTTGTACTGCGGGTTGTAGGCGCGTGCAGGGGACAGCACGGAAGCGGACGCTATGAGCGTAGTGCCGAACGCCGGAAGTCCCATGTGTGCCCTAATCCCCGTCGATGCGCCCCAGGAACCCAACCACGGTTGACATCGCCAACCATGTAAGTATCGGGTAATTGAGTCCATACGCCAACGATAGTACCACCGTGAACACACCGCACACCCAGAATCCGAGGCACCAAGGGCACGACAGCATGAAAGCAAGCTTCGAATTCCACTCGGTCTGCGACCCGCGTTCATCGTGCTTCTCGTGCCATCGCGCTTCGAGACGCCAGCGGATACGCTCGAAGATCGGTTCCGTGATCTTGTCGGAGGTGACTAGTCGTGTCACTCGGTAAGCCGCGAGCGATGCCAGCGCGACTAGCCACCACTCAGGCATTATCAGATCCGCCCTTCGGCCTGCGCGGCCACGTTCTCATGGTTGCCATGGCGAGCGCGCCGAACGGGATCGCCGCCCCCAGCAACGCCTGCCACAAAGCGATCTCATCTGCCTTCGCATCGACGTAATACGCCGCAAGCGCGATGATCGCCAGTCCGAAGGCGTACACGGTTGCGCGTGGTCCGCTCATGATGGGCACTCCGTTTCTAGATTCTGCACGTGCGTCTTCACTGCGTCGACATCGGATCTGATCGCACTGATAGCGCTGTCGATTCTGTCGAGTCGTTCGATGATCCCTGGTCGTTCTTCCGGGTCCCCCGGATACCGAGCGTCGCGCCCGGTGAGAACGTCGATTGCCGCCACGGTTTGGCGCATAGGTCTCCACACCTTCCCGACGATACCGCTCAGTAGCGCGGCCCCGATGATTCCCGCCGCAGTCCACACCTCGGGGTTTTGCAGCGTCACGAGATGTCCAGCAGTTTGTTCCAGGTCTTCGGGCCACAGATGCCGTCGACCGCAAGCTTGTGCGTGGCCTGGAACGACCGGATCGCTCTCTGAACCTGTGGCCCGAAGATGCCGTCAATGCTGACTTTGTGCCCCCGGCCATTAAGCACCCCTTGCAGGATGCGCACCGCAAGTCCCTTGCTTCCGCGCTCTAGTACCGGCATCTTGTCACCCAACCTGTTCTTTTCCGTGCTCGGTTTGCTCGGTTTGCTCGGTTTCGCAGGCTTGCCGAGATCATCGATCTCCCACGATGCCGTGCTGTCGTACCCGCTGGTGCTGCGCCCGTCCGGGCCGTTGCCCACAGATACGTGCACGTGTTCCTCGTGCCCGCTCGCACCGTGGTAGTCCTCGGGTTCGAAGTTGTTCTTCCGCCGGTAGATCTTGTGGTTGAAGATGACGTACCGTAGGTTCGGGTGGGGGTTCGTGATGAGATGCCGTACGAATTCGGCAAGATCCAGCCCGCCGTCACCTTTGATGTCCTCACCGCATACGACATCACAACACTCATTCGGGTTGTGATCGCTGTACCCGCTCTGATGTGCGGCATCTCCGATAGTCCAGATGGTTGTACCGGGATACTTGGATTTGATTTCGTCTCGCAGAACGTCGAGACTCTTTGCCAATCGCCAACCGTTAGGCATGGCTGTCACCTCTCGATTCTGGTAGCACAAACGAGAGCACCGCTCTGATTTTCGGGCAAGCGAATGCCCCGGACATTCGTACAGTCCGGGGCTCCGTTCGGTTGACCTACGCCGCGAGTGTGTGCGTCTCCGCTTTCCGAAGTGCGTCGAGCGCGATTCGTGAAGCGCGCATCTTCGCGACCGCGAGCGCACCGGGGACAGCGGCGTACGATCCGTACGCCAGTCGAGAGAGGTCCGGCCGGAACGCCACGTAGATGTTCGCTGACCAGTAGATTCGTCCTGCTAGCTCATACACCTGCGAGTAAGTACGGTTGGTGCGCGACTCGTTCGAGTAGTGGCGCAGGTGACGAGTCTTGGTCTCGCCAGTCCACTCGTTCGTCTCTTCGACGGTCACCCAGGTATTGACGTTCATCTTTTCGTCCTTTCATCGTTATCTCCACCATACACCACTCGGGCCGGAACGGTTGCGGAGGGGTCCTACAAAATAATTCTTGAGAATCTGTCCCGGAGGGGTTGACGGTCGGCCGAATGCGGCCTAGATTGGAGAGGTACCA